TCTTCCGATCTGGCATCATGTCTCTGGTGTAAGTGTCCTTTACAAGGTCTCTAGATACTACAAACAATAGCCCCGCACGTACAGTGTTGACTTCGGGGTAGTGTTTGAATGTGGCTAACGCCATCAACTCCAACTGACCTTTATCCGCATACTTGGCTGACTTACTGGTCTTATAGTCCACCACCCAAGCAGTACCTTCATCTAGGATAACCAAATCTGCGATGCCGCGCCACCAAACTTTCTTGTCAAAGAAGCCACATGGCTCAAGGTTCTCATCCAGACCCATCTTTATTTCACATAACTTGTTACCACGTTTGGCTTTAAGACCGTCAAGAGCTGACTGCGCAAACTTAAAATTATCAGGGATAGACGTGCCATCACGTACATATTCTTCTGCTGCAAGGTGAAATGCTGTGCCGTACGACATGGCATCAGTCTCAGGCTCGGAGTAATCCTTGGCAATCTTGAGGTGGTAGAACTTCTTGGGGCATTGCTCAAACGCCTTAATCCTACTGAATGACCACGGCTTTATACTCATTCACAATCCCCATATGACTTGCCAGTACCAGACTCGCAGTTGATAGGCAGACCTTCTGCCCAATCGGGTATCCACCGCATACACTGTTCAATGTACGCTTGTGCTTCACCCACTTCTTCGTCACGTACACAACACACAACAGAGTCATGCACTGTTAACACTACGCGATGTTTCTTAGCTATCTGTAGCATTTGCTCACCAATGATGCAACGAGCAATGGCTTGACATACGTTCTCTATGACCTTACCGCCGTAGATACGGTTGCGACCACGCCTAACCTTGTAGTGAAACTCCGTGCCTCTTTCGGTGGTATCAAACCCAAGATCATCATAGCGTAGCAGCAACCCAGAGGGCAGTCGTATGGCACTATCATACGGACGTACCTCAAGCACGTTACCACAACCCAATGGCGCGTTATCATTTCTGGACAGGGCCACAAGAGCTTGTTGAGCGTCACGCCATAACTTGTTTATTTTCCAATTAGCTTCGCGGTAGATATTGATGACGCGCCTTGCTTCTGCGATGTCCATATCAAATCCAAAGTTCTTTAACTGTGCTTGGAACTTCACAGCCCCCATGCCATAGCCAGCACCAAGGATAGTGGTCTTACCAACAAACCGTTGATCTTTAGTCACATCAGCTTCCTGCACACCATATATACGTGATGCCATCTTTACATACACATCCTCACCAGCCCTGAAAGCAGCGGTGAGATCGTCCTGCTCTGCAAGCCAAGCCAGCACTCGCGCTTCGATCTGTGCCGAGTCTGCGTCAATCAACGTGTATCCTTCAGGGGCAATAATGCTACGCTTTAACTTCTTACCATTTACGCCACGGCTAGGTAGGTTCTGTAGGTTGATCTTGTCATCACCGCCCCACCTACCAGTGTGCGCGGCATAGTATCGGACAGGCACAGGCAATGTGCCACGCTTCGCAATATCAATGAACCGCTGTGTTCGTGTCTCTTCCAATGTGGATTTTGTGCCGAGCCTTGCCGCGACTAACGCTTGCACTTGCTCGTTCTCATGCTCTGCCAATGCCTTGAACTCTTCGTCCGACTTGGCAAATGCAAATGTTTCTTTCTCAGTTGTGGGGCTAATCTTCATAGGGGGTTCAACGCCAAGCGACTTGAGTAGTTCCGCAAACTTGGGGTTGCTCATCAAATCCTCTTTGACTACTCCGGCGCCCTCCAACAACTCATCCTTACGGTCACGTGTTTCTGTAAGATGTTGTTCTAAGAGTCCTAGATCTAACTCTAACACTGGCTGGATAAACATACGCAGCGTTAAATCAATCAGTCTTAATTCCTGACGTGGAAAACCCTTCGCCATGATAGTAAATAGTTTATAGGTGAGGTTAACGTCATTGACGCAATAGTCGCCGTACCTACCTAATTCACTTTCCGTAAAGTCTTCTCGCCTCTTGCCGAGTGCCTGTACGACCTCCGTTCCCTTTGCACCAATACTATACTTTTCACTAACCGCCCTGAGACTTGCGCTAGTTTCAACCCCATGTATAGCGCGGGCAATGCACATAGTATCGGCATACACGCGAGGGCTAATATCATAACGCCAATTAAGAATAGCACCATCGAACATGGTGTTATGACACAGTAGCATAGCATCCGACCAATCGAATGATTGCAGATACGTCTTAATCTGTTCGTGTGATCCACTTGCCCACTCCGTTTCTTTGTTGTTTACCTTAACACCTACACCGATCACCTCAAAACGAGGGTCACGGATATAGGCTTCGGTGGTTAACTTCGACAGAGAAAACTCCCTGTCGTAGTATGTTTCAAAGTCGAGGGTAATTAAGTCCATCAGTCTTCTGGCTCCCACGCGTCCAACTCTGCGGCGAGTGCCAGATACCCACAAGCATCAACAAAATTATCTTTGCCGCTGGAATCTTGCTGCCTAGCCCCGACTGATCTGGCTATCTTAAGTAGTGCAAGCATGACAGGCACTTGTTCTGGCTGTATGTCATAACCTGTGTAGCCATGCCACATTTTAGAAGTAAGGTAAGCGTTCTTCCAAAACTCCCCATGCTCCTCTTCTCTGTCACCAGACACAAGGCTCTCTGCTTCCTGCAAGATCGCCGTGCGTACTCTTTCTTTTGGTTCTTCTGGTTGCGCCGATAAGTCCTGTAACTCAAACGCTTGGTATGTAGCACCTGACAACCCTTTGAAAGTCTCGGTGACCACAGGCTGCACGTTGAGTTCTTTTTGTATAACTTCTTTTGGTGTGCCTGATTGTGACCTAAGATTATACACGTACTTCGTTGACGCACCTGTTGCTTCTGCCACTTGTTTTACAGAAGCATCCCTATGCTTAATCATGTAACGTAGTATCTTCTCTTTTTTATTTATCTTTCTCCGTCCCATTTTATTCTCCCACGGCTTTGTCTTTGTCATCACGTAAGACATGCACCATCTTTTCTAGGGGGGTCATGTCCAAACCAACATTCTCTGCGGCTCCACGGAATCGCTCAAGCCATGCCGCCAATGCAACACCAGCTTGCCTACGCAACTCTGCCTGTGCCACTTCATCGTTTGGATCGAATGGTTCGTAACCACCACCATCTCTACGTTTAGCTACAGGGGATATATACGCGGGGTATTCTGTTACCTTGATGGATACTACTTTGTTGTCCACCGTTTCTGTTTTTGCCACAATACGCAGACCACTAGCCATGTTACGTGCCATATCAATCCGGTGCTGTCTCGCGGCTTCCGCATCATCCATACCATAAAACGCATCATACGCCTCATGCTCTGGCTGACCAGATAACCAATCAACAAACTCCGCTGGCACAAACATGTTAGCGCCTGTGTTTTGTAGATAATCGTCAATTATTCTTTGTTTTGTATCCTTAGAAAAATAAGCCACTTCGTTCTCCTTTAATGACTATTGTTATAATTTGACCGCCATAACCGGCCTCGCCTAACTACGCCACGCCATACAATGACCGCCAAGCCGCGCCCAACCTCACCCAACCTCGTCTCATCACAACATAACTCGACCGCCCAGCCGCGCCTTAACCGACCAGACCGTAACTCAACGCATCGCGCCTTTACATACCTAAACCGCCTAGTCATACCGTACCCTAACTCATCATACCACGTCTTACCTCACCATGACCGCCTAACCGGAACTCATCAAAGCATACCGAACCCCGACCGCCTCGTCATACCAGACCTAACCATACATAACCGCGACCAATGAAAGAGGGCGACATGCACCGCCCCCCTTCTTATTCTTTAAGCTGCTCTACGAATTCTTTCTTCGTTGATGAACTGCATCAACTCTGCTGTCTTCTCGTCTGCACACATAGGTTGATCCATAGCCATCTCTTGAACCTCACGCCCTTCTTGCGTGATCTCATCCCAAACAGATTGTAAGTCTCCCATGTCCTCAGAACTTGCTACTGTCCAAGTTCCGAAACCACCCTTCCCCTTTTCTTGGCGGAAGTCACCTATGCCGATAATGTTACCAGCATTGGTTAGAAGAGACACAATATCGTGTGCGCTCAGTGTTTGAGTTACAAACTTGATATCCACTTCTGCACACCAATTTGGAAGGTATGCCCTTGTACGAACATCAGGTGTCTTGTTCATGTCGGCAGATCGAACAATGTCCATCTTTAAAAGAGGCTTGCCCCATACTTGTATGTGACTCTCTGGTAAGAAGATAAGACGCTGTACGCTTGTCTTTGTAATGCCACCAGTCTCAAGCGCAGCCGTAGCCATTGCTTGTTTTACACCAGCGGCAGGGAAACAAAGGTAAGTATCGCCTGTGTTTTTTGTGTAAACACTATCTCTAAATTCTCTTTCTGGATTGTGTTTAATATCTTTCTTTTCGGCAGCGGTCTTCTTACCACCACCTATTAACAAATCACGCCACGCCTTCGCGCCCATACTATTAAAGTACATTGGGGTTTGCCCAATCATACGTAACTTGATACGCCCTTGCTTAAGAGTGTGTATTTCCATTGCACCGCTCGGTGCTGCTTTCTTTACTGCCATGTCGTTCTCCATTGGCTAATCGTTAAAAGGTAATTCCAACTGGTTTGGGTCTTTTTGTTTTTGTATCCCTTCACCAGCTATTGTTAGGTCACACGTGCGACACGTAACAATCTCTGCGTGGTAGTCAACATAAGCCCTGCATCTAGGGCATTGCCCTGCGTCAATCGCTCGTTGAAAACTACCATCTCCTTGGTTAATCATTCTTTTTCTCCTTCTTCTTCCCTCCTTCCTTCTGCAAAGACGCCGATAACGTTAAGTGAAAGTGTTGTATAGCGGCTCTCAACTGATTTATATCAAACTCTGCCTGTGTCACTTTAGCGTTTAGATTTTTAATCTGGACAACGGCATACTTCTGATCGTCTTGCAACTCATCAAATAGATACTCATTACCACCTATTTCTAACTTGTTCTCAGTCATTACTTTGTCTGCCATTTTTTCCTCGTTAATAAGTTATAGTGGGTAGGGGGTGCAGTCTCTAGCAAAGACCTTAACGCACCCCCTAGAGGTCACAGTCTACAGAAAGGATAACGCTCGACTGCCCTCATTGCAGTGGTTAATTACGGCACTCACTGCTTACCGTCCAAACGGTATCTGGTTGAGGCTCTTGACTACCTCACCGATATTGTCCTCGTTTATTACTAACGCGAGGCCACCCTGCTTGGAAATACTATCCAACGCTAACTGCTGTAGTGGTGTGGTTTTGTTCTTGCCAGCCTTACACTCAATGCCAAAGAACATCCCCTGATAACATCCTACTATGTCGGGTACACCACTCTGCCCATAACCCCCTGTAACTGGATAGAAGTAATACGCACCCATGTCTTTGAGTACTGCCACTACTTTCTTTTTTACTTTTGCTTCGGGTGTCATAGCCATGTGTTTGTCTCCGTTGGAACTGGCATCAACGAGAGGTGGTTTGATCCACCCCTCGCCTTCATTTATGTTAGTGAGTCACTAACATCTTGGTCGCATATC